GAGAACATCAGCTCCAATATTGCCAACAGTAGCAAGTGCTGGAACTAATGAAGTCAATAAATTTGCACCAATGATTTGAAATTGCGCCCCAACATCTTTTAATTCAGTACCAACTGCAATTTTCATTTTATTCATTGCAATCCTTGACCTTGCACCTGCTTCTTCATTTGACTTTGCAATCTTCTCGGCTAATGGTGCATATTCTTCACCTAAGCTCGTTACAAACTTACTTAACATATCTAATCCTACTGTTCCATCTTTCAATTGTTTTTGCAATTGTTGAGTTGAAATATTATTTGCTTTAGCGAACTTCGTAACTGCCGCAGGGAATCTCTCGCCCAATTGTCCACTCAATTCTTCTGCACTTACCTTCCCTTTTGAATATATTTGAACCATCGCTGTGATCGCAGACTTAACATCATCTGCACTACCAGCAGTACCCTTAATTGCAACAGTTGTATTTAAAAATGCTTCTGCTGCATTATAAATATTTCCATTAGCACCTAATACAGCAGCACTTAATCTTGTCATTCCTTTTATCGCTACTTCTTGCGGTACGTTATAAACTTCAACTGCTTTTGTAATAGCTTTTTGTGCAACTTCATAATTTTCTGAAGTTTTAGTTATTCCCCGCAACGCAATCTGAGCTTTCTCAATATCTGACGCATAATTAGTAGCACCACCAATCGCCTGAGAAATTGGTGTCAGTACTTGACTAGCAACAAGACCACCAGTAATCGCACCACCAGCCATATCACCACCTGGTCTTAAAGCTTCAATACCAGCTCCAAGTCCAGCACCTAAGAATCCAGCAGGCCCACCAACAAAACCAGCACCTAATATTGACTGACCTGTTCTTCTTAAATTTGCACCGCTAAATTTATTTGCACTTAATCTCATCAAAGCTTTATCTGTATTCTGAATATCCTTAGTAAGTTGTTTAAATCCCTTACTAGCAGGATTCATCCCATCTCTTAATTGAACAAAAGCACTTTTTTGAGCAGTCAAGCTTTGAACGCTCTTATTACCTGCTTTCGACGCAGCAAGAATATCTTTTCTTACCTCTTCATAACTTTTACCCATTCGATCAATATCTGCATTGATCTTCGACATCCCAATATTTGCAATCTGATTATATAAACCAGAAATTTCCCTAACCTGAGTCGGCACAGGCATACGGAATGAACCAGGTGCATAACCACCCGATGCAGAAGGCGCGATCATCGCACCAGTGACAGGATCTCTACTTACTTGAGGTCTTGCCCATCCAGCATCCTGTCTCTCTTCATATTCAAACCTTCCACCCCCAATATCCTTTCTAGTCTGATACTTATAACCCTGTCTACCTGAGAAACCTGTCCCACCACCAGTTTCCTGTCGTATCTTCGCAAGTTTTTCCTGAACTCTGATTCTTTGATTTTCTTTTCGGGTCAAGTCTCCCACGACACCTTGAGCCTTACGCATCTCACGGCTCGACCTATTCTCAATTTCTAATAGCTTCTCTCTAACCTTTTTTGCACCATCACTATTAGTTTTTAAATTAGCTAATTGCTTATTTAACGCTGCAATATTGGCAGCATCACCAGCAGGTGTTTGAGGATAACTTGGCCCTAAATCTTTTGGGCCACCTACCATTTTTCCTAATCTTCCTCCTCTTGCTCTTACATCTCCTGTCGCTATATCACTATAAAAAACTGGTGCGTCTACCTCAGTACGAGAACGCCAAGTATCATATTTTGTTCCTGTTCCAATTCTTCCTTTTCTGTAACCAGGCAATCTATCTGTATGCGTTTGCCATTTTTTTACATTTTCTGGGACAAAAAGATCATCTGAATCTCTTAAATTCTCTCCCCATTGCGCTCGAATACTTGTCCTTCTTTTTCCACCTCCCATCCTTCTATCAACAATCTGACGAGCCACATCCATTGGCCTTTTCCAGTCTTTTATCCAATCAGCAGGATTGTCTCTAGCATCTGGATCTGCCGTAAAGCCTGGTTTGAAACCTGTCAGTCCTACGCCTTTCCTACCAGGAAAAGCTTCACCCATCACGCCAAGAGATCCCCTGATTATCTTGGTAAAGATGTCTTTATTCGTAGGATCAAAAATAGGCCCATATTCACCTGGATACCTTGGAGTTCTTTTTATAAATCGTCTATCGTCTTCTGGCCCTAATACTGTTGGAGTTGAAAACTGTGAACTAACTTGCTTCTTATTTAAGGTTGTTTGCAACCTTAAATTCACTCTATTTTGTAATTCAGCAAACTCTTCGTTTTCTGTCGTCGCCTCTCTAAACGAGTTGATATAATCTCTACTTACTTTCCCATCAAGTATTATCGGGTTATCAGCCACCCGTTGATCTAAAATCCCTTGTCTTACTGATCTCGTCGTTTGATCCCAAACATTTTTTCCTAACGCTCTTTGGTATATCTGCGATTCAGTCCTCATCGCCCGTCGGATTTCTGTATCCGACATACCCATCTGTCTAAGACTTTGTTTCTTTGCTCTCTTTTCCTCTGCTGTATCTAAACCTACGAGTTCTCTCCTTAGCTGCTGTATGTTTTTTGTTAAAGTTGTATATGAACTAGAAGCGACACCAACACTGCCTCTTAAGCGAGTAAAAGCACCAATCTGACCTCGAATTGAATCAGTAGTCTTTACATTTTGCCTAGCAAACTCCTTTACCCTTGTTGTTATATTTTTAAAAGACGCATCCGATTGATTAGCTATACCTTGAACTTGCTTTAAAGCCTTTCCTAAACCCTGTACTTCTTCAAAGCCCTCAATAACGGCTTTAAGCGTCAGTTTTCCAACTTGTCCAGCCATTATTTAGACTCCTTTTTATGAAATTCCTTTAACGCCTCAGTTTCCATAATTTGAAGCCCTTCTAATACCTCAGTGCGGTCTTCTATATTGTAGAGGTCAAATAGTCCTCCAGCCATTAATAATACCTCATATTTTAAGCCAACATAACCAGACATAGAGACTTCCCACTGAGTCTGCATGTATAAAAACATATTTACTGTTTCCCAATTACATTCCCATACTTCAAATTCATCTTTCACTTCTGGGCTTTTAGGTATCTCAATGCCAAACGCTTTTGCATCTTCTTGAGTCAAATCCTCTACTTGTTTGCCGCCAGAAGCCCAGTAAATAGCGGCCTCTCTTAGTTTCCCTCCTTACCTGTTGTATAAAACTTCTGAAACGCTTCAACGACACCAGCAACGAAATCAACATCCTCTGAGAAATCTTTTAAATTCGATTTGGTGAAGGGGATCTCAGTTCCATCCTCTTCTGAAATATCACTCCAACCAACAACAATCTTTTCTAATGCTTTATCTTCTTCTGCTTCACTAAAAGCATTTAACTCTTTTTTTGTTAATCTTTTGAATTTGATAATAAATTTATCTATCTCAAATTCCCCTGCATTTGTTTCTGAAGGACGCTTAACTTCAACAGGCCAAGGATAGGCTTTTGACTTTCTACGGATAAATGCCATAAAAAATAATGATATGCCTTATTACAATAGCCTAAAAAAAGGGGGGTATAAACCCCCCCATGCTTAGAAGTGACGATTTAATTACTCAAAGATGAGACTTAACTCGTCATTTCCTGCTGTAGTAGGAATCATTGTGTAAGGTACTTCCCACATTGCAATGCCATCCTCTTCACCGTAAGAAATCGCTCCCAAGTCACAACGATCTTTAGTTGTTTGACTAGCAACAAGACCTGATTGAATTGTGACCTTATTAAGAGTAGTAGTTCCATGAGTGAAACTAATCTCACCCAATGTTCCATCTGCAAGTGCAGCAGCAAATGGGTTCCATTGCTGACTACCACCACTAGCTAAATTCACAGCCTCAACTGTTACAGAACCAGTAATGTTTCTATTCGTGATCAACACTTCAGGGCTACCACCAACCAATTCACGATAAACAACCTCATTACCAATATCTAATGAGAAGCTGCTCATCTGCAAACCTGTCTCTCCAAAGATCTTGAAGTTAGTAGTATTGCCATTATCAAACAGCACTGGATCTGCTTGCTTGTTGTAACTAGGAGTTAATGCAGTTGCGTCAGAAGGAGCTATGTAAACTCCAGTAAAAGTGAAATCGATAGTAGGAATTTCACCAACACCACAAGTGATAGAAAAACTTCCTTTTGCTCCTTTTACAGTGTGCTGAACACCATCAATGTTGTAGAGAATACTGACTGTAGTAGCGACAGTGGAGTTTGGAATAAACAAATGTTTTGCATCATCTGTTGACTCTCCTGTGAAGCCACAAGCTTCAATACACTCTCCATAATTAGGAGCAAGGTCAGCATCGATTCCAGCACCAACACCTGCCATCTCAACAGAGAAAGTACAAGAAACTCTGGTGTTTGCTTGAAGCTGTTCACTGGCTCCAAAATAAGGTCTAACTAAATCACGACTTACAACATCACTCTCCTGTGGAGTAATACTTAAGTCACGAACTAGAAGACAGTTAGCCGCCTGTGGAGCATTGTAAGTTCCAGCAGTTGACTCTTTCAGGACAGCAATAACTCGTTTGCGTGTTAATAAAGCCATTAGTAATTACCTTGATTGAGATTAAAGAAGGGAAAAAATCCCAACTCTATTTCAAGAATTTCAATTAATATCATAGACAATATGCCTTGTTAGGGGTCAAGAAAGACTTCCATAAGTAGTTCTGTAATCAACTTCAAACTCACACATGATCAATCCTGCTGGTTGATCTGCCTCTATTAATTCAAACGTAGTAGTAGAAGGACGTATATCTATTGCTAAACCACCAACCGTAGGGTCAGTCAATAATTTGGAATGTAAACTTTCAATCGTTGCATCAGCAAGATTATCTGGGATTGTCCCTCTTGCAATGACAACCACTCTTATTCTTAAAGTCCAATCAATATGACCTGTAGTACCTCGAATATTAGGTTGATCATTAATCCATTCAACAACAATTGCTGGTGACTCTGCTCTAGTAGTAGGTTCTGCTCTTGACCGATAGATGCGAGTTCCAACTCCAGTTGTACCAGCAAGAGTTGTTTTTAATGCTGCTAAGATCCGTTCTCTTTTACTTGCCATGAGTTAAGTTTTCATTAATGACAGAATACAAAAAATTCCGTCATCTACCTTTCTAACACTACGCACCGTATATTTTATTGCATTTACAGTTAAAGCTGATTCAAACGCAAGTTCTCCTAAATCAGAATTTTTTGCAGTTAACTGATAATCAGTAGTTAAGACAACACCATCAGCAATAACTTCATCAGGTTGTTCAAGAATACCTTTGTAATTTGTACCGTCATACACAACGGTATCGGAAAAATCATCTAAGAATACATCTATATTTTCAAGAAAAGCCATAAAAAAAAAGCCCCTAAAAAGGGGCTATATAAAATTAACCGTACTTTTTCAAACCAAATCCATTCACAGAGAATGTAAATGACTGACCTGATGAACCGCCAATTGTGTACTTGATGCGAACATAACGTCTTGCATCATCCTTATTCACAGAAACTGTTTGAGCAGAAGCTGTACCAGTTACTTGCGTAAAAGCAACAGCACCTGAAGAAATAGCAGCGAATGAGGAGTTATCAGCAGAGTCTTCAATTGTTACGTTGAGAGTTGGACTTGTACCAGCACCAGCAGCAGAGTCCAAAACAAATACAACATCACCGTCATAAAGTCTTAAATCAATACCTGCTGTTTGACCTGTAGCAGTCCTAGCTGCTGTTGGATGACCTGCGATCAAATTTAATTTGCCGAGGTTCTGTTGAATAACTGACATTTAAGCTGTCTCCTTTTTAGGAGTAGAAGGTTTTACTTTTGGAGCCGCAACCTTCTTTGCAGCAGGTGCAGCTTTCTTTACAGCAGTTTCAACGACTAATTCAGCCTTGTTACTGCTGATCAACATTCGACCTACGTTCTCTTCTACCTCAAGTGTGGTGCCAGCCTTGTTAGCAAGGCCAGCAACCATCACTCCTCTGATGAGTTTTACCTTCATCAAATTAGGTTCCGAGACAGAAAGCAGTTGGCTGTTTAACACCGAAGTCCACATCTTGTAATGCAACTATTCTAACGCTTCCTGATTTAGACATTGCGTATGGATCAACAGTGATGTCTAAACCAGACCAGAACGCAGCTATCAACTGACTAAAGTCACCAAATAAGCAGTCGTTGTTTGTTAACTGGTTAGAAACAATTACTGGATAACCATTGATTTCATTGTTCGCAAAAACAAATTCACCTGATCCAGCATCTTTCTTAACGCTCTTCAATCCACCTCTAGCAGTCGCATTAACGATGTACTTAAGTGCGCCTTGATCAGCGTTAGCAACAGCAACGTCTGTTTCCATTGCAATCAACTCAGGGAAAGTACCAACACCAGTAACTGTTGCAGTACCAATACCAGTTGTATTTGTAATACCAGTTGGCTGGTTAGATGAACCTGAACCGTAGATAGCAGCAGTATCTAGAGCAAGAGCAATTTGCTTCGCAATATCATTACGAACCATTGTCTCAACAGAAATGCTTGTCTGAAGGAGAAGCTTTCTTGTGTAATCAGTAGTAGCACCAATTGTTTTAGGTGTGAGATTCACCTGATCGAAAGCCTGTTGGCTCTCAGTTACATCAGATCCTTCACCAACCCAATATGCAGTTGACGCTGAAGTCTGTCTGGGGATACTTACGTTTCCAGAAAGACCATTCAAAGTT